TGAATGAAGTTAGGTTTAACTTCTTTGTTGTTGTAACTGCTGAACCGTATTCGTTCAGTGTTACTGTAACCTGTGATGGGTTACCTAGTGCAATGCTTGATACATCTGATGTTTCTGTCAATGTAGATGTAGCCTGAGCCAAATCTGAATAGATTGAGAAAACAACTGATGATCCTGGCATTGCCTGTTGCACTGGCTTAACATCTGCAAGTGAACGCATAACAGGAATGGAACGTAGTGCCATTCTTACATACTGATCGTATGCTGCTTGTACGAGGTTGCTGATGCTAGACGTGGTGGTAGGGGTACCTGTTGGGATAGCCATTTATGGTCTAGCCTTTCTGTTGTAGGATCGGATTAGAGTCCAGACAATCTAATGACTTCATCCAATTCTTCTTTGCTGTTTGCATTCATTAGTCTTTGCATAATGTCTCCGTTGTGTTCTGGTGATACACCAGAGTCTGCGGAGTTTGTCATACGCTTATATGCTGCAGCATCGTTTGGATTTACATTAGGTGTTGCCTGGGTTTGGCTTGTTTCAATACCGAATACATCGGCATAGTCTTCAAGCCATTTAGATACAGACTCTTCAGTTGGGTCTATATCCTGTGGGATAAATGAAGCAATTTTGCTGTTTACCCCGCGACTTGCGAGGGCATCCTTTATTGCTCGTTCGCGCTGCGACTTGTTCAAAGACTCAAACTGAGCACGAAGCTCATTTAGTTCTTTGTCTTTTTGCTTAGACGCTTTGCGTAGTTGCTTTACTAGGTCGTTAGATGAGTCATTCATATCGAAGTCGTCATCATCCTCGTAGTCGTAATTGGACATAGTGGTCCTTCTCCCTATTAGTTGTTGGCGCAGGCCTCACATATCCTTGGGGTGGGTTATGTGGCTCCTACTACTGGTCTTGTTATCGCTCCACTAGGCCAGTCGTTCTAGTGGCAGGCTTTTTATTTAGTAATTGCCAGCACGATCTCGTGCCAAGGCTCCACTGGTTAGTCCAGTCTGACCGCTGAATGCGGCCTTTTCTAGTCCAGTAATCTTTTGGCGTTGCTTACGTGCTTCTTCTGCACCAGGAATCTTGAAGACTTCCTGCTCTGCAGTTGTCTGTGTATATGGATCTTCTCCATAGATAGATGCAAGCTGTGAACCACGCATCAATGAACCACCGATAGCACCGTAGCCTTGCTGTGCAGTATCTTTAGTAATTCCATACTTACGTAATTCTTCTGCGCGAGTTAAGTTAGTTTGCAATCCTGATTGAAGTGCAGCGCCACCAATTTCTGCTGCAGTAATCTTACGCTTGATATCCTCAACACCCTTTGTAGGATCTAGTGTGTAAGCAAGAATATCTCCATTAGTAATCTCTGGATAGAACTGCTTAAGTGCTTGAGCTACTTCTGGATTAGCCTTAAGAACACGGTTTTGTGCGTTCATAATTCTATCTTCAAGTTCTGAAGCAGCAACATCGTTTCCAATAAGATCAGTAAATCCTTTTTGTGTACCCATAGAGTCTTTGCTCCAGTAGGATTCAGGAAGACCATAGTTACGCATAATGTTCTGGTACTGGTCCTCAAGAGCGAGATACTCAGCTTCGTTAATAGCAGCTAGACCTTTTTTGATGCGTTGCTCATTGCCAGCAAAACGCTTCTTGTAAGCATCTGTCTCACGAAGTTTAATAACAAATTCTGATGGTGAAATTCCAGAAGTAATAAAACCCTTAAGTGGTTCAACTAAAGACTCTAATCCGTACTGTTTGAATTGTGCATAGAGTAAATCATATGCAGACTTTCGTTCTGAATTTTGTGGAGCGTATGTGCTGCCATCGCCACTACCGCTAGTATTACTACTACCGATACCGTCACCCATACCATCACTCATATCGCTGCCAAAACTGTCTATACTAATTGGCAAACCAGTAAGAGCATCAATTGATCCACCACCAACTGCGTTACCGCCTACGCTACCAGTTGTGCCACCTGACCTACCTGGCTTATTAAGAAAATAGTTAAGAGGCTTAACTGGTGCTACGTATTTACTATAATCTTCTATATTAGCATCATTAGGCTGGTCACCTAGTGTGTATCTTCCTTGGCGGTCAATTAAAACTTGCCCCCCAGTAACAGGGTCAATAGTCATTGCCCCAGCATCTTGATATGCTTTAATTTCCTCTGGAGTAAGTTGATTTCTAGTTGGGTCTACAATAAAAACTTTTCTATTGCCTGGTTCATCAAAGTATTTTCTGTCAATTATCTTGCCAACTGAGTCTTTATTAATCTCCCAGTTTTCAGGTCTGTTAGCAAGAGAACTTACTGTTAAACCACGAGAGCCTTTTTTAAGATATTCATAAACTCCATAGGCATCGCCATAACCTTGTCCTTCATACATAGCATTTTGCATTAACTGCCCTAGGGCTTGGTTTACCTTTTGTGCAGGAGTAAGAGATCTTTGCTTACCTGTTAGCGGGTCTAAAGATATTCCACCAGAGCTTTTATCTGCAAGAACAGCTTCTGTAACAGCATCAATAATCTCTTTGGGTGTACGCTTCTTACCTGTCTTTGGGTCTATCGCCCACTTGGTAATAGTAGAACCAACAATTCCACCTGCTCCAGTATCTGGATTGGCTGCAAGTCTTTCTTCTGCAAACTTTTTATTTCTATCAAGTTCTGCTTGCTCTTGCTTAGAAGGTGTATTTGCTTTTTGGGTTTTTCTGTCAGCTGCTTGTTCAGCAAGTTTCTTTTCGCGTTCAGCCTTCATCTCCGCAAGGCGTTGTTCTGTTGTCTTGCCTGCTCTTGATTCTGCGTCTTTTTTTGCTTTTTCTAACGCTAAGCGTGCTTCATTTGCTTTATCTGCCGCTGCCATTTATTTACCCCTGAAATCCGAAATCCTTGAGGATTCCTAATACTGAATTTGATACTTCTTGATTAGCCTTGTCCGTGTACTGCCAACGGTTATCTTGACGAAGAGATTTACGTAGGTCATACAAACTCATATTCTTTGAGAGTGCTTCTTGGATGTACTTGTCAGTAACATCAATAGAGTTATAACCAATCTCAAGTTCATCTGCAATAGTTGCACGGTATGGATTGATAATGTCAGTCAAGTCTTGACCTTGGTCTACTAAAGTCTTTGCCCAGTCAGGCAAAGATGTCTTAGCGTAGCTGCGGATTCTCTGGTTAAAGTCTTCAATAGATGCACCAGTTTGCAACTCTTTGATAACTTGATCGATAGTGTCAAAGCCGAGAACCTTTGGCAATAGTGATGTTGAGATTCCATTACGACTAGCTATTCTTGTTAGTTCGTTGTAGAAATCAGCCTGTGTTCCACCAGTCTTGCCCTGCTCAAACTTACCACCAGATAGTGCCTCATCAAGAATGGTTATGTCATCAATACCTCTGATGTAATAGTCTTCAAGTTGCTGGTCTGTAAGGTTTGAACCTTGACCCTTGAGCTTCTTCTTGATTCCGATAATCCAACTCTTGACGCCTTCTTTGTAAAGGTCAGAGTTTTCAATCTTAAGAACATAACGCTCACGTGCATCTGTATCTAACTTAGCAAACTTAGTCTTAAAAAGTAAATCAATAGCTGCAGTTTTGTTTGTCTTATACAACTTAAAAACATCTTGAAGTTCTTTGCCATATAGTGGATCGTTGAGAAGTGCTTCACCGATTCCAAGATTAGTTGCAGCCTTTAATCCTGTTGCAATTTCAGCATTACTTACTACATCTTTTGGCCGACCATCAGGATATTTCTTAGCAAAATCTTTTTGCAATTGATTGATTACAGATGTTCCTACGCCGCCTTTTTTGAGCGCATTGAGTTCTTGGAGATCTTTATCGTACTGGGCTTGTTCAGGCGTATTAGCCATTACTTACCTCCCAATGCACTAAACATCCAGCTTGTAAAATCAACACGCTCTTTACGTGCCACATCTTCTGGTGTTGCTTTACGAATAGCCTTCTCTGCAGTAGCAGCAACTTGTTCTTCTGAATAACCAGGAGTAGTTATAGCTACTGATTCTGTTTTTCCAGTCTTAGGATTAAACTTCTTTGATGTAGTTCTGACAGAACCAGTATCAATCATTTTGTCAATAGATGCTTTAAGATCTATGTACCACTTTTGAGTTTTGTCTTCTTCTGTAATGTCTTGACCACGAAGAGATTGAGATACTTTGTTAATCATTGCTAAACGATCTGCTTCAGTTTTGTCATAGATCTCACGCTGTGGCAATGCGGCTGCTTTTGCTGCAGCATCTGCAATGTTTGCAGTCTTTGCTGTTGAGCGAAGGAAGTCTTCGATACTCATAGTCTTGACTATTGGGTCTGTTGAGTAGAAGATGTTTTCAGCTAAACGACTAACCCAAGCACCAAGAGTATTAGGATCGTTGATGTTTTTTCCTGATGCCGCTTTTACTAAACCTTTAATTGAGTTGTAAGCCTTTGGGTTGGTCTTTGAAAGGGTAACAATGTATGGAGCAATTTTAACTGGAGCAAGGCTTAGATCTTTTTTATCTTGGTCTTTGATGCCAAATCCAAGAAGCAAGCCAATGTTGCTTTGGTTACCTGTGCTATTGCCAAATGCAAAAGTAGGTTTTGGTGATGTGTTATCGCCAGCTTTGTATGGATTACCCTTACCATCTGGTGTCCAGGTCCACTTGCCTTTTTCGTCTTTACTCCAAGACATTAGTCAATCACCTCATAGTTGTCGTTTTCTAAGTAACGTGTGTAGAAATCACCGAATCCATTATCCCATAACTTCATCTGCAAAATGTAACCTTCCCAAGCATCTTTGAGATCAGCGTTAGATGGATCTGAAAGACCTTGTGTACCTAGATTTGCTTTACGGTTTGCAAGTTCACGAGCCAAGTAATCACGATTAAGAACATAATCAGAAACTGCCTGCATTGTATTTGTTTTACCGTACTGACCCATCCACTTTTTGTCTTGAGTTATCTTAAGAAGACCTTGGACATAGCGTTTGGTTTTTGTAAAATCACCTACAGAATTGTCGTAAGCCTTTGACCAAGCTGGCAGATAATCTTTGATAGATTGAACTGCTTGCTCCCAAGCATCTGCAATTCCTAACTGTCGAGCAGCATTTGAATTAACACTTTTAATTCCATACTGAGCAAGAGCAGCATCGCGTTGCTTTGAAAACTTTTCGTAGTAGTTCCAACCAAGACTTTCTTGACGGTCAACTAAGATGTCTTCAGTAGCACGACGCTCAGTGTACTTAATCTGTCCACCAGGACGAACTGATCTATCACGGAAATAGTTAGCCGCTGCCTCTGAATACTTATCTTGATTGTTACCAAAGTTGGCAATAAATCCAACTAAACCTGGAGTGTTCAGTTTATCCATTTCGCCAAGCAGGGAATTGTACTTGCGCTGGTTTACTACGGCACCTGATGTGGTTAGTAAGTTAGTTGTATTCTTGCTAGTAGGTGCTGTGATAATGTATCCAATATCACCGTACTTACCAAAGATGTAATCGTCAACCTTTGTTTTGCCAACCTTTGGGTCTTGCAAAGCACGACGGTAGTCATCCATAATAAGTTGCCACTCAGGGCGGAATGTAAATGTAAATGGCAATGACATATTAACAGCAATACGAATTTTGTACATTTGCTGTGCTAGTTTAATAGCATCTGAGAAATCAGGCTGTGGACCTTGACGTCCATTTTGATCCCACTCAAAGTATTGAGTTTTCATAGCACTAGCAACAGTGCTTGAAAAAGTTGTATCGTCTAAACCACTTTGTAATGCGGCGTACTTTTGTCCTGCTGCTGGTAGCAATAGTTTCCAAGGATCTGCTGCTGCTTTACCAAATGGTAAAATGCTATTCATAATAACGTTAGCTGTTGTTTCACCAGTAAATTCTGTTAGAAACTTTTTAACATTTTCAACGCGATCTGGACGATTGTTAGCAATCATTGATACAGGAATAGTTACAGGTAGTCCAAATGATGGAGCAAGAGGATTTTCTCCTGTAAGAAATACGTTAAGGCTGTTCTTAGGGATAGAGATTTGATATCCCTTTGGAATGCCCCAACGTCCTTGTACACCTTCTGGAATTGTAAATAATAGATACTGCTGTACAGAAGGCGGTGTTCCTGTAGGAACTTCCTGACCTTCTTGATCTACTACTGTAGCGATACGGTTAGGAAGATTCCAGATCTGTGAAGCACGAGCAATACGTGAAGGATCTTGGATAAAGAATTTTCCATAGACCTTTACTGCATTGTACTGTGCGTTAAAGAATGGAACCAAGAAACGCATAGTGGTTGAGAGACCAGTGTTATTTGTCATACGATATAGAACATCGTTAACAGTTTTGCGTGACTGTCCGTGTGCACTACGCTGTAACTGAATAATCAATTCAGGGTCTTGAAGGTTTTTGCCTAATCTTTCTGCAATATCAATTTCAAGCTGGAGGTTCTTCTTGTAAAGGTTTTCATAGAAAGGCCAAGATACAAGATTGTTTTCAGGTGTAGAACCAATAGCCTTAAAGACTCCTGAGATAGCAGTATTGATAGTACTCTTGATAACTCCCTTGTCATAACGCAGTGTGTCATCAACAAAAGAACGACCAGCAATAGGTGCAAGATTTGGAGTTCCACGCATTAAGGCGTCAAACTGCTCTGGGTTCAACTCTTCACGTGCAACAAGTGCACGCATCTGTTGATCTGGAAATAGTTTATAGATACGAGAGCGTGCTTCTGAAACGTGAGATCTGATTTGGTCTTTAGCAATATCCGCATTGATTTCACGTAAGTAGAACTGGCCTTCCTTACGCAACCATCCAGCAATCTCACTATCACCTTGTCCTTGTAGAATACGCATAGCAAGTTGATCCTGGCGCAAGATGCGGTTAGTAAATACTGACATCTCATTAAAGTATTGAGGATCGGTAGGTTGAACCACTGTACGAGCTTCGCTTAATTTTCCTGCGTAACTACGAGACTCAATACCCTTCATAGCATCGTATGAAAGATAAGTCTGTCCTTCTGTCATCCAGTTAAGCGTGTTATCGCTAGCTGCATCTTGACGATGCAAGATACCGTTAGGACCTGCAAACGCTCCATCAGCTTCAATCTTTGCACCAGATGGTGTTGTATAAAGGTCTCGCCCTTCACCTGAACGAACAATCTTAAGTTCAGAACGACGTGCTGCTAACTTCTGTGATTGAAGAATTCTGTCAAGAATTTCATTGTCATACTTATCAACCATATCTTGGTAAGTACGAATACGGTTCATCTGTTGCTCACCAAGAAGTTCAGCAATATCTTCATAGTTCATTCCCTTAGAAATTTCGTATGAAGTAATAACGCGGATATCAGGTTGCTCGATTGGACCTTTAGCACGCATCTTAAACTTACCAGATGCTTCTAGTTCATCTGCTAAAATTGAAGAAGGTAAACCCTTACGTGTTTGGATATCTGGAATTGCACCCTTTGGCAAACGACCTTGTGTTCCAGGTACTTTATAGAAAACTTTTCCACTAGGAAAATCTGCATATACTAAAGTTGTGCCTTTAGGAAGATTTGGAACTATCTCCTGACGTACATACTGACCATAAGCCTTAGCCTGTATGTCCTTAAACTTGTCTCTGTCAGCACCAAACAAAAGACCCTTTTGATCTTTTTGTTTCTTGCTTAATGCAAAGTAAGCATCACGTTGTTTCTGTGTGAGTAAAGGCTTTGTGTTAGAGGCAAGAGCAAGCTCAACCATTCCTGGATCAACTGGCTTGCCAAACGTACCTGCAGCACCAGCGTAATACTGTGTAGGTGTAATCTCATTTAAGATACTGGTACGTACATCAATAGTTTGGCTGCGCTGAGTAACTAGTTTACCAATTTGATCGCGTAGTTGACTTGGGTTTTCTAAACCTAGTGTTTCTTCAAAGAAATTTGTAGCCTTAGTAGCACGAGTCTTTACATTAGATGCTAGATTTTTAATAGAATTATCTGTCTTAGCAAGAGAACCTAGAGCTAATGCTGCACGAAGTTGACCGTCAATTGTATTACGGATTGGGTAACCCATACGTGTAAGTACAGAAGCCTTAAATAGAGAGTTTGCAAAGTCCAGCATATCTTCTACTTCACCAGCTGCTTGACGTGCTTTAAGTGCTGCTTCTGTAGCCTTTTCTCCCAAAGGGCGAACCTGCTTATAGATTTTAAGAAACTTATCAAAGTCCTTAAAGTCCATCATAGGAACTACGTTAGGCATTTCAGATTTCCAGAAAGGAGAAGTGACTAGCTTCTCTGCTTCGTCTACCCAAAAGCCGTGTTGTGAGAAACTGTCCATCATTCCACGACGAACGTTTCCATAAACCTTGTACCAGCGTTGTGCTTCCTCAATGGTCAAATCGTTTTCAAGCGCAATGATGTCTGCAATTTCGCTTTCAATGTTTTCAACTGCAGTCATACGCTCAGTAGCGTTACGTGCATTCATATAATCTCTAGCGAGTTCGTTTTTTGTCTCGATATACTTCATATCACGCAATGGCTTAACAGAATTAAGCGCATATTTAATTTCATTGTATGAATCTGCTACAGGACCACCGTCAATACGTACAATTCCACGTGGTAATTTGTTAAATGCTGCTTGGATGACTACAACGGGACGAGTATATGGAGACTTTTGGAATGTCTCTGTGTAAAAACTGAAGTCGTGGTACAGATCAGATGCTTTAGCACGAGCCTTTTCAATGGCTACGCCGATATTCTTGTTAAATAGGTTAACGTCAGCTGCTGATGTGTACTCATTGATGACTCGATAGTCACCAATGCGCTCAGACATAGCTCGTTCTAGGTTAGCATCGCGTACTTTAAGATCGTCAAGGACTCTGCTTAGGCGATCATACTCTTGAACTGTAGGAAGATGCTGTTCAATGTTAACTCCTGTACCCCACTCAATAGTGTTGTACCGCTTTTGAATAGGATCAAAAATATCTTGAGAGCGTTGAATCTCATCAGCAATAGATGCACGAGTAGCTGCAATCTTATCTAGTGAATTTGTATCACCAGCTGCTGCTGCAATAAAGTTTGCTACATCATCGTAAGTTTTTGCTTCACCAACAAGACCTGCCATTAAAACTGGATTAGTTGTATTTCTGATAAATACGTCATCGTATGCCTCTGCAGCATTCTTGCCAACTAGACGTTGAGCAACAACACCCATTGGTGTTTCTCTACCAACAACACCATTAGATTTAACATACATACTGTGAATATCAAGCTCTGAGCGTAGACGAACGATATCTTCCGCAGATTCAATAGGGCGAATAAGGCCAGATAAACGAGCAACCTTAAGGCCCTTGCCTCCAATAACTAATGGATCTGCAAACCAGTTAAGAAGACCGTCAACACCACCACTTGAAAGTTGTCCAAAAACGTTATCTACAAATGTTTTCTTACGATCTGATGGTGAGGCAATGTTAAAATCAGGATTAAACAGTTCTACTATAGGTGCAACAAATGCCTGTCCTGGGCTAACTTGCTTTGCAAGTTTCCAGTTTTCTAGTAAATTAAGACCTTCACCAGCAATAAAATCTGCGTTAGAAAGAAGAGCCGTACTAACAGGTTGAGATACTTTTGGGTATGCCCATTGGTAGAATTCATCTACCTCTTTCATACCAAGGTTAAATACAGTATCTAAACGTGCAACCTCTGCTGGCTTAGTAACAACATCAACTGCTGTGCTAGCCATATTATTAGCAATATCTCCAATAATACGCTTAGGCTTATTTGCAATGTTAGAAACATTTGCACCAGGAGCTAACTGACTTGCTTGCTTTTGAGCAAGACCGCCAGCAAGAGAAATACCTGCTTGTGGAACCGCGCCAACTGCGTTGCCAACAGCACCACTAACTGCCTTTTTAATAATGTCCCAATAGTTAGCCACGGTTATGCCTCCCGTGTCAAGTAGTCTATAAAGCCATCTCTATCAGAGTCTGATTCCCAAGGAATTTGTGCAAGCGAAAGAATGATGCCAGGGTGATCGTAACCTAGTGCATCAACAAACGCTGTAACATCTTTAACAAATTGCTTCACATATTCCCCTGTAATGAGCGAACAAAAATTCTAAATGATTGGGGAGTATCTGGAGCTGATGCCATTGCATCAAGTGCTGGCATATATCTTGCGATAATATCTGATTCACCCTGTTGAGATTGATTCATAGCAAGAGCTTCTGATCCTGCTCCTGGACCCATATCAATACCTGTAGTGATTACTTCATCAGGACGCTCTGTTGGTGCAAATAATCCTGTTGCCTGACCCTGCGATGCTGCTTGGCGTACATCTCCTGCGCGAGCAGGACGCACATCACCAGTTCTAGCAAGCGGAGCACCAGACTGAATAGCCTGTGTCTCGACGCCTTCGCCATATGCTGTTGAACCCATTTGTAAATTATCGGTACGTGTAGAGAATTTACCTGGACCTGCTGGTCCTGCCAGTGGATTCATCATACTCACTGTTGGTCCTCCTCTAATTTTTCTAAATCTGCTGTCATATCTTCCCAAGCCCGATTGGTTTGAGTAAGATGATTTGATTGGTAAATTGATAATTCCATTAGCTCACCTGTTAATGTTTCAAAGGATGAAGCAATGTTGTGTAGAAAACCTACACCGATAACTACAAGATCAAGAAAGCGCACTGGACGAGAAATGTGATTGTTGTCTTTCATCGCCCAGTGCTCCCTCTGTTAAAAGTTATTATCCCTTTTTTACTGCGTTGCCCTTGCGTCCTGCTGGCATCATTCCGAAGAATACCTTGCCGCCTGCTGGCTTTGAAGTATCCATCTTGCCTTCCTTTGGCTTAGCCATTGGAGCTGCTGCGCGTGATCCTTTATTCATATTTACACCCCCTCTACTTAAGCTGCACCGCTGATACCAGCGAGTAATTGAGCTATATCTGGACGTTGACCAGCAGCAGGGGCCTGACCACCTTGTTCTTGTGGAGGTTGCGCTGAGGCTGGGGCGGGGGCCGCACCTGCCGCTGGAATCTGTTGCTCCATACCTGGTGCCATTGGTGGCACTTGCGGGGTTGGAGGTGGTTCTGGTGTAAATGCTTTTTCGATTACTGACTCTAGTGATTGTCCCTTTTGGCGACCTTGGATAACAGTTGCGATACGTGAGATAATCTCACTAGGGTCTTGACCTTGCGCTGCGAGGGCAGGAATTGCCTGAGCATACTGTGCAACAGCAACACGCAAAGAATCGCGCATCTCTTCAATATCAACACGTTGTTCCTCCTGCGTAACATTCAAGTCCATTGGGATCTCACGACGTACGTAGTCACGAGAAACTAACTTGTCTGAACGCATTTGTAGTAAAGCAATGATGGCACGGTTTGGGTCCATACCAGACATAATTCCGTAGCGTACATCTACGCCGTACTCACCCTTGATGTCACGAGATGGTGTGTACTTAAGAACGTAAGGTGTTCCGTCATCTGTTCCCTTGATGGTCTTTGGAATACCACCAAATACTTTCTCATCTGCTTCAAAGCAAACAGAGATAAGTTCTTGGAACATACGAGCAAACTGTGCTTGTGCTGACTTAATCTGTGTATCAAATCCAGCCTGTAGTGCTTGCACACCACGACCAGTTACAACTGATGCACTGATATCTCCTGAACGAGATTCAGGATAACGAGCACCAAGACGTAGTTCACGCTCTAGAACACCAGACTCAGTAAAGACTCCAGGTGGTAGCTCTAGTGGAACGCGACGAATACCTTGTGGGTTAGCAGAACGCATAATTGAATCTGGACCAAGTGCCAACTCTTGCACATCTTGTGGGATAGCAATAGGTGCTTGGATAGACTTTTCTGCTGCTTGGATCTGCAGTACTGCAAAGCGAGCACGAGCAAGTTGTACAGATAGAACATCATCAAACTGTCCACGTGCTTCACCATCTAAGGATGAGCGCATTACAACAGATGCCATAGGCTTGTTCAAGATATTAGGTGTGCGTGCTAGTACCAAGTTCTTACGCTCTGGGATATAGAGCAAGTCCTGGTCTTTGTCGTGGTACTTGACCATTGAGATGTAAGGAGAAGAAAGAGCGTACTGGTTCTTACCTAGGATTAAATCGTAATACTCTGGGTACTGTGCAGCTAGTGTCTCTGCATCGGTAACGATGACCTGAGAAACAGAAAGCACACGACCATAACGATCTAACTCTGGGTAGGTACCGAATGGATTGAGCATACGGATACGAGGGTTGTTATCCTCAAAGTCCATCTCAACCATACCAATACCAAGACCGTAGGTGTTATACCAGTCTGCTGCTGTGTACATCTGCAGTTGTAGGTCAGAGTTTGTTACATAGAAGTTTGCAATACGAGTTCTAGTATCTGCTGCCTTGCGTGCTGCATCTGAAACCATATTGGTTGCTGAGCAGTTAAAGGATGGCAGTGGTGCCATTGCTTCTGCTAAGTCACGTGCTGCGACGTCAATGAAGTTTGCAACCAGAGGCTTTGGGTATTCCTCTGAAAACATTGCAGGATATACCTTAGAGATATCTCCTTGACGCACCGAGAGCACATCACGCATACGTTGATCTCGCGCTGATGAGCGAGTACGTAAGCGTGCTAGCTTAGCGTCAACTTCTTTGACTGATAACAATTTAATTCCTTATCCGTAGATCTTGCCGTACTTCTTCTCAAGGATTTTCTTCATTGCTGCATCCTGTGGAGTCATCTTTGCTGGCTTCTTAGCTGGAGCCTTTGGTGTTGTCTTTGGCTTAACTACAGGCTTCTTCATATTTGGCATTACTTAGCCTTCTTCTTTACTGCTGGCTTAGCTGCTGCCTTTTTAGTTGCTGGCTTAGGTGCTTGCTTCTTAGGAGCGCCACCACCGACTGCTGCCTTTATACGATCAGATGAGGCTTTTTTTGCTGTGCGACGTTCAATAAAATTTGCGCGAGCTGCAGTGCGTGCAGTGTCTCTTACACGACGACCATAGATAATTTTTCCTGCTCGCTCTTCTTCTTGGTATGTTAAATCTTTACCAGTTGCTGTCTTAGCAACTTTGTTAGCAATTCTTTCTGCTTCACCAAAACCATACTTAGCATCGTCTGCTTTGTTGCGAGCCTTGCGTGCCTTGTCTGCTGTTGATCCGTTTGCCATTGTTATCTCCTTATTAGATGAATGTACGATCTTTTTCTGCAAGCAGTTCATCTATATTGATAACTGTTCGCTTGCCCATCTCGAAACGAGACAGGAATGGATTTTTTAGATGGTGTGTCTTGTGCATACCTTGGTTGAGCATCTCGCGTGCTCTAATCTCACAGAACCACAGAGCCATCACCATATCGGTCTTGCCCTTAGTAGTAGGCGACCACGTAATCAATTGCTCGATAAGAGCTTTGACATTTTCTGTTTGATCGCTAGGAAGATGGATAAGGTTGTCTCTATGATGTTTACCATCGTGCTGCTTCGTTCCAAACAAAGTGGACATACTGGCAACACCGAATCCTGAGTCCCACTTGTTGGTTCCTGTATGGTGTTCACGTAATAAAACTCCTCGTGATGCAAGGTTGGCACGGATGCCTTCGTCTTGCGTTAAAAAAGATTGAAATGCGTTCTTCTCTACTATCCACTCACTAGGATTGTAAAGGGCGGTCCAGTCAAAAATTAGTTGACGGATCGCAGCAGGTGTTGGCCTAGTAATCTTAATAGCATCAACGATATAGCGTTTATGTGTAGCCCTATCAACAGCGTAACAAACGACGGCTGTATCACCAACCATAGCGGGATCAAGACCACAAATAAAAGAAAAGCCGTTAACATCACGCGGATGGCCTGGGTTACCAGGAACCAAGCGACCTGCTTTACGCATACCATCTATAGAACCTCGCACACATACTGGATCAAAGATGGCATCATCTGAGATATCTTGTTGCTGATATACCAAAGCCCAGGTACTTGCATCCATAGCTTGGCGTTCGTTGTAAAGGTTGCGACCATTCCATCTAGGGTAAAGGTCGTCTTCGTTCTTGTCAGATTCCATCTGACCATCAAATGGAGCATCGCTAGCAGGCCAGAGGGTCTCCCACTTGTCAGGATCTTCGTGCGTAGTCAAAAGCGCTGGCATTGCCAAGTACTTCCACGGGACCAGTCCACCAGGGTAGCGGTCTTCGTTACGAAGCTCGCGGTATAGATCCATAGCAGAAACTCTGGTACCAATGACTACAAGTTTACCTGTAGGGTTAAGACGAGATCGTACGTCCTGGGTTAACCAGCGGATTTGCTTCTCAAACTCGTTGGCGTTCTTTAATGTCACCGCGTCATCGACGATAATCATATCGGCACGCTTACCGTAGATCTGACCGCCGATACCAATGGCTTCGATGTTTGGATCTTTTTCACTAGACTCACGAAGTTCTGAACCAAAGGTCACACGGGTGGCTTGCCACGAGGCGCTCTTGGAATTAAACCCTACGCCAGCTGCGTAAGCCTGCTGGAGTGATTCATACATCGGATGTGTCAGGCGTTGCTTGATGGCGTAGAGAAAGTCGGCAGCTAACTGCTGCGTCTGGGAAACAATCAGAACTCTAAAGTTGGGATTGCGTACTACCTGCCAGGTCACGTAGTCAACTGTAATCGTAATCGACTTGGCGTGGTTTGGCGGAATGTTAATCAGGATTCTATTACTAGCCAATCCTGGCTCATACTTCATACTGGGGTGTAACCAAGAAGGCTCGCGGCCTTCGATCATATCTACCAGGTTTTGCTGGTGTGGGAAAGTCTGAGAGTGCAGGAACTTCTGGCGGAACTCGGCAAAGGTGATGTCGTGGACATCGGAATCAATAAAGCTCTTGTCTTTAAGACCAAGGCGTGTTCGGTCAACCTTGTCGGTAAAGACCTTATCGGTACGTCGATAGTACTCGTATGTCTTAATGGATTTACCAGCAGAGGCGCAAGCGGCCTCAATGGTCATACCCTCTGCTACACAGCCAAGGATAATTCTCTTGGCAATATCGGCACTATTGTCAGCCACGTGATCTCCTAAAATTTATTGGGGACGGGCCGTAATCGGATCATCTTTATACTAGGCGAGGAAGGTTTCATCTACCAGTAGATAGACCTCACCCCACTAAAAGTACTGGGCAGTTCGGGCTTAGCGCCCGAAGGAGCCACAGCGAACTGAGGGGTAAGTTAGTGCTCGGCCTAGGGGCCTCGCTAGAGGCCATACCGTAGCAACTCAGGGTCTTTCCTACTAAAGCCCCTTACTATATATAAGGCAGGAAATTTAACGCATTTCCCGTTTTTATAATGTGACCTTCATCACAGTATATAAAACCGCAGGTCAGAGGCCAGATCGAGCTTTAACTTTAGCAAATATTTTTTGTTGGGGTATATATACCTCCCCCGCGTCAAATTAAGCAATGGGGGGTGCCCGTCCTGCGCTGGGCAGGGCTTCTGCCAGCCCGCACCCTGTGGATAACTGGTCAGACCTGTGGATAACTGTAGGAATAGACGGAGGGCTTGCTACTAGATCGGCACTTATTTAATACTCCCTATTCCCCGATTTAATAACCGACTAACCCTACGGCTACCCCTAACCCTTAAGCTCTATCTAATTAAGTAACCGCCTAACCTTGCAAGCTCTAGCCCTAACCGCTAACCGATAGCTCTAGCCCGTGACCTAATCGCCTAAGCTCTAGCGATCTGCCTACCTAATCGGCTACCCATTACCCCGCTAAGTACTAGACACTCAAGCCCTATCTGTTTACCTTGTTACCTGACTAGTCACCTGTAAAGTATGACCGTTAAGAGTTGTACATAACGGTATAGTCGTGTATGTTTATACCTGTAGAGCTACTCACTTACCTAACAAGCTCTATAGATAAGAGTAAATAAATGACTAAGATTAAAGACACTTTAATAGGTCGCACAATTAACGGCGAAAAGTTTTATTTAACTATTGAGCTAAAGGATCACGCTAGAGAGGCGCAGACTATCGAACACGAGAGTGTTGCGGGTTATCGCACTATGAGTTTTACAGGCACGCTAATTAGTAAGTACGGCTCTATTGTGCACGATCGCGGTTGGTTATCAGGCGGGCAGAATTACGGCTATCTACTAGAGATTACCGAACCCGCTAAGGGCTTTACCCTTGCGGGTATCAAGCGCCTTTATGAACTATGGCAAGAGCTACACCTAAACGACTTAAATTCGCATTGCGTACACCAAAACAAGGCGATTAAATGGGACGTAGTAGAGCCTTGCGCGGTTACGGGATACAAGGCGGGTAGCGCGTGGTTACTTAAGCCATTAAATGAGGATCTACTAAACGAGACTTTCGATCTTGTTTTCCGTAACGCTAAGGCGGTGGCGTAATGCTTTACACAATTAAGCGGGACGGCGTAGAGGTTAAGCGCGTAGAGAGTGAGCTCGCGGTAGTCGTGTACTTTCATAAAACACACTCTTACTCTATGAGCCACGCCCTAAAGTACGAGGGCTACACGGTAGAGGCGGTGAACTAATGAGATCCCGCAACTATTACCGCCTACGCCTAGCGGTACGCGTAGCCTTTTGGTTAGCTCTTGTCGGTGTAATTCTATGGATCGCGGGCAACGTATGGTGGACGGAGGACGGCTATTGCATAGGCTCTATGTCTAAGTGCTTAGGTAAAGAGTTTCACTAGGTGAGTGACTATCGCTCACGGGCTTACCCGTGGGCGGTAGCCGATTACCTAAATCGGATAACTAAGAGAATAAGGGTTAAGTAATGAATAAAGTAATGGATAACAAGATCATCACGGCGGGCGAGAGCCTTAACAATTTAGAGCTTGCGGGCGATCAATTGTTAGAGCTATTGGAGGGCGTGAGCACGCACGCGGGGCGCGATAAGTCACTCCCTACGCTTAACGCGGTAGAGATAGAGGGCGGGGGCGGGCTATTAGTTGCACGCGCTACCGATAGATACCGACTAATTGAGGGAGGGGCGAGAGCGTTAGACGGTAGCTTAGATAAGGCTCTTATCTCACTAGAGGACATCAAGCGCGTAATTGCATTAGCTAAGGCGCATAAGGCTCACCGTATCGGGCTTACCCGTATCGCTAACGCTCTAACCGTGAGCGCACTAGGCGATAGCCTTACCGTGACACTATTAGAGGGAAAGTTTCCACCTACGGCGGATCTATTCGCTAAGAGCGAGGGCGAGCCTAGCGCGGTAGAGGGCGTAGCCTTTAACCCCGCTCTAATGGCAGACTATGCCAAGATCGCGGGCAAGGGCGCAGCTATTAAGATTTACTTTACGGGCGACGGCAAGCCTATGCGTGTACGCATTACAAGCGACACTATCAATTGGAGAGCCTTGCTTATGCCTATGCGCTATCAAGATTAGTTAGTGCGGTACTATCTTATTCTACCCTTATGCGGTAGAGTAAGGTAGTATCTTACTAAAGGTTAGTAGGATAATTAAGAGTAAGGGTTAAGTATGACTATCGAAAGAGTACGACATAGCGGGGCTTATGTAATCTCCGATTTTGTAGGAGAGGGCGCGGGCGAATACCTATTTACCCGCACATACTACGGCTACACGCTACGCGAGGCTAAGGCACAATTCAAGATCGCACTAGAGGGAGAGGCTAAGTAATGAAAGAGCTAGAGCAATTCTTAAACGTAGAGGCAGAGTGGGTACTAGAGAGACTTAGTACGGGAACGGAAAGTAATGACCGTAATTACTATCAAGGCAGACTAGATCAGCTCGCGCAAGTGAGACGATTACTAAACCTACCGCAGATTATGAGAGAGGGAGAGAGAGTAAATGGATAAGTGCAGATTTTGTGGCTTACGTGGGTTAGTGCTATCCACTATTAACGCAGACTATTCTTGCGAGCATTGTGGAGAGTGGCAAGAGGCTAAGTTAAATAGCGCGTGGGAGGTAGTGGGCTATGAGCTACGAGCCTGAGTTAAATGATCCTATCTTCTATGCGGAAGAGTACGAGCCACCAATTAAGTGCTTCAAGTGTGGTGACACGCTGGATCGAGACGACATAGTGTGGGCAGACGTTGAAGGTTTATGGCAAGTGAAAGGGAAAGAGGGCAACGATACCGCCTGGTGCGTTGTTTGTTTACCAAGCGAGGGAGAGGGTAATGAGTAATCTAAAAGAGTGGGTGGAAGATCGCCAAGAAAATGGTGATGATGGCACAGGGTATAACGATTACACACAGGAAGAGGGAGAGGGTAATGAATAAGTGGACAGTATGGGTAGGCGGTAGCGAAATGAGTAGTAATCTATTATCACACTCACAAGCTCTTAAAATTGTTAAGGTGTGGAAAGACTTAGGTTATGACGACGTAGTAGTGGAAGAGGTAGCGTAATGAACGAAGAATACCTACGGGCTAAGTTTAACTTATGCCTAGATCAAGCAGAGAAGAACATCAAGGAGGAGGAGATAGCTTTGGCTATCAAGAACCTAGAGCGTGCCAATAGTGCAATGGCTCGCTTGTTTGGGTTAGACGAGGGAGACAACAATGACAATTAAAGAGGTTGAGTTAGAGTACACCGTCTATAACCTTGTGAGGTTATCGGAGAAGGTATGGGGAGAGAACGCTACTGAGTACCTTGCAGGTAGGTTAGAGAGTGTCATCACCTATAAGCAGATGAAGGTTCTAATTGATAGTCTTAAGGAGGAAGCGAGTGAGTAACATCTACACCATACACCCCAAGAAGTCGGACTTAATCCTATTCTATGAGGTGCTTACACCTGAGGGAGAGAACGAGTGGGGCGGGGCTAACGCTGAGCAGTGCATACAATGGCTAAGCCTTGCACCTAGTGGCAGTCGTGTGCTGGTATCTGCCTGGGATAGTGATGAGGAGGACGCTCACCTAGTAGGGCAGACCTTAGACATCACCGAGATAGTAAGGGCAGCGAGCTTATGATGTACTGGTTAGGGATAGCTGCGGTAATGCTGGTAGTCTATGGGCTTATAGTGTGGGAGGACAAGATCAATGGAGAGTAAGGAAGTCAGCGGTAAGCAAGCAATTCACTATCGAAACTACAGACGAGCAAGAGATCGTGCGCTAGTGCGCCTGTCTCACCTCTATCCCAACGTGTATAGAGACTTGTTAGCGGAGGAGAAGGACAATGACCAGACAGAAGGTAAGAATTGGGTTGCTAGTAATACCCGTGTTAGCGTTACTTTGGGTGTTCGCTCCCGACCAACGCGCAGTAAAGGGAGAGTTTCCAAGCGACCTAAGCGTGGTCGCAAGAACAAAGGCAACAATGGAGGAAAAGCGTGAGAACAAGGCACTTGCAGTTAGTTACGCACGAGCACTCGGTTACAATCAAAACCAAATCAGATGTCTTGTCACCTTATGGACCCGTGAGAGCAGGTTTGACCACCTCGCAGACAACCCAAGAAGTACAGCTTTCGGAATTGCTCAACTCCTTAGAGAGCGTAGTGGAGAGCCTGAACTACAAGTCCTTCACGGCTTACGATACCTTGGTCACCGCTATGGAGGGAGTGCGTGTCGCGCTCTCCAACATAGCAACAGACGAGGTTGGTACTGATGAGACTACTTGATCTTTACTGCAAGGCTGGAGGAGCGAGCAAAGGATACGCTGATGCTGGCTTTGAGGTTACTGGTATTGACATCAAGAAGCAGAAGCGTTACCCATTTACTTTTATACAGGCAGACTGCTTTGAGATACTGCAAGACCTAGATTACTTGCGTACCTTTGATGTGATTGCAGCTAGCCCACCGTGTCAGACACACTCACGCACTCAGCATTTACGTAATGCTCAGGGCAAGAGCACGGACAAGGTTGATCTGATACCGCAGACAAGAGAGGCATTGATCGCAAGCGGTAAGCCTTATGTGATTGAGAACGTGCCAGGTGCACCACTGATTAACCCAGTACAATTCTGTGGCTCATCATTTGATTTGAAGGTACGCAGACATAGACTCTTTGAGTCTAACCTGCAACTAACAGGTTCAGTATGTGACCACAAGAAGCAGGGAAAGCCAGTAGGTATCTACGGATCTATGCGTGATGAGATCCCTGGGGGGGG